CTCGTGCAGCGGTTACGCGTGGTCGCTGTAAGCGATGCGAGTCCGCCTGGCAGGCACGACGCAACGCGCGCCCTGCTCGTGCGATCTACGGCGGCGCCTGGCCGGCCGAGTCGCGCGCCATCCGCACTCAGCAGCCATGGTGCTCACTCTGCGGCAGCGAGCGCGATCTGACTGTTGACCACCCGACTCGGTGGGTCCTCTGCCGTAGCTGCCACGCGAAGCTCGAGAACAGGCGTCGCGGGGGGGGGCCGAGAAGTTCACGGGGTGGGGCTGGTGTACCCGCACCTACCGCGCTCGGGTTCGCTGCGAATCTGGAAGATGTGCGGGGTCCCCGCTGATGGCCGGTCGTGGCCGACCTCCCAAGGCGGCATCAGCGCGGCGATCGAACCGTGTCCCCGGTCGCGGGGAATGGCGACCGATCCCCGGGATCGGCTGGCAACATGGCCCGATTCCACCTGCCCCGGACGGCCTGATGGCCGCGTCCTTCAACGCTTGGGACACGTGGATGAAGTCGTGGGTCGCAGCTCACTGGACACCGACCGACCTGCCCGGTCTGCGTCAGCTCATCCGCCTGTACGACCAGGTCGAACGAGGCGAGTTCGTCCGAGCCACCGAGCTCCGTCTTGGGATGGATACCTACGGCATCACGCCTAAGGGCCAGCAGGATCGTCGGTGGTCACCACCTGACGAAGGAGCCGGGCCCGTATCGGGTGCAACGCCGGCCGGTCGCTACGCGCATCTCAAGGTGGTGGGCTCGTGACGCTCGTTGCGCCTGAGATCCGTGAGCGTCGCAAGCCCGCCCGTGGCTGGCGTGGCTGGCGCGGGCCAACGGAGCAGAAGCCGTTCCCCTCGCTCGGATGGCTTCTGCTCGACTGGACGTACGGCTTCCTCCCCGACCCGACCCGCGAGGACCAGCCTCTCGTCTACACGGACGAGCAGGCGCGCCGGATCGTCGAGTTCTACGAGCTCGACCCGGTGTCCGGCGAATATGTCAACCAGACGGACATCGAGGAGGAGGCCAAGGGCTTCGGGAAATCGCCGTTCGCCGGGTCCGGCGCGATCAAGCAGTACGCCGGCCCCGTGTGCTTCGACGGCTGGGACGCGGACGGCGAGCCGGTCGGGGTCCCGTGGGGCACCAACGGGCGACCGATCCCGTGGGTCCAGATCGCCGCCGTGTCCGAGGACCAGACCGACAACACCTGGGGGGCGATGTACGGGATGCTCGCCGCTCGCGGCGGCCGGATCGCCGACGATCTGCGGCTCGACCTCGGGCGGACGAAGGTCTACCACCGTGACTATCCGGCCGCCGTGCTCGAGCCGGTCACCGCCTCGAGCGGTTCGCGCACCGGCCAGCGCATCGTGTACGCCGTTCTCGACGAGACGTGGCTCTGGACGAAGCGCAACGGCGGGACCGCCCTCGCCGTGGCCATCCGGGCGAACCTCACGAAGATGAACGGGCGCTCGATGGAGACGACGAACGCGCCGGTCCTCGGGCAGCAGTCCGTCGCCGAGCAGTCGGACCCCGACCACGTCGCGCGAGGCGTGCTGCACCACGCCCGGCGTCCCCAGACGTCGCCAGACCCGTCGTGGCCTGACGAGCGCCTCGAGGCCGAGCTCGCCCACGTGTACGCGCATGTCCCGTGGATCAATCCGAGGCGCCTGGTCGCCGACATCCGGAAGCCGACGAGCGCGTGGGATGACTCGCTCCGGCTGTTCTTCAACATCCGGACGTCAGGCGCCGGCCGGGCCGTGGATCCGCGCCTGTGGGAACTGCGCCGCGCGGAGCAAGATGTTCCGTCGGGCACCCGGATCGGCCTCGGCTTCGACGGGTCGATTTCGCAGGACGCTACCGTGCTGCGAGGCTGCCTGCCGGACGGCTACTCGTTCGTCATCGGGGCTTGGGAGAAGCCATCCGGCGACGATCTCGTGGCGTGGATGGCGGACAACCCGGGTGCGAGTGAGTGGATGGTCGATCGAACGGACGTTCATCAGGCAGTCGCCGATGCCTTCGCCACCTACGACGTCGGGTTGATGCTGTGCGACACGCCGAAGTGGTACTCGGAGATCGAGGCATGGCAGCGCCTCTACGGCGATGACCTCGTGACGCCATTCGATACGAACCAACCGCGCAAGTTCGCGCCGGCCGTTGACCGCTGGCTCACCGCGCTCCGCGAGGGCAGTCACACCCATGATGGCCATCCCCTCACGGATCGGCACGTCAAGGCGGCGCACCTGCGCGCGGTGAGGCTCGCTGATGACGAGGCAGACGGGCGGACCCGGTACGTCCTCGTGAAGGGCGACGACAAAGGTCGGATCGATGCGGCAGTGGCGGACGTCCTCGCATACGAGGCAGCTATGACGATGCCCGACGCCGCCGAGCGCGAGCCGGAGTTCTTCGCCATATGAAGCGCGCCGCCGCCGCCCTCCGATCCCTCGTCGTGTGGCTCGCTTCGGCCGTCGGGCTGGAGGGAGCGTTCCTCCTGCTCGGCACCGCTGGATTGGCCTACGTCGCGTCCTTCGTGCACCCCGCCGGCGCGATCGCTGTTGTGTCCGTCATGGCTCTCTTGATCGGTGTCGCCCTTGCGGTGCCGCCCAGGAGGGCCTGATGGGAGTGCTCGCCCGCCGCGTCGAAGAGGTGCGCGGCAGCGTCTCGGACTGGTACACCCGGGATGACCACGACGACGGACCGTCCTCGACGGCCGGAGTGCGCGTGAATAGCCGGGTCGCGCTCGGCCTGACGACGGTCTGGCGGTGCGTCGACCTGCTCACCTCGGCCGTCTCGCAGGCCCCCAAGGACGTGACTCTGAAGGTCGGCGGGCAGTCGTTCCAGCAGTTCCAGAAGCCAGGCTGGCTGGTGCTCCCCAACCCGGCCGACCCGACGTACACGATCAACGACTACTTCGCGCAGATCTCGATCTCGCTGCTCATCGAGGGCAACTACTTCACCTACGTCGTGGGATCGGTCCACTTCCCGCTGGCCCTGATCCCGCTGCCGCCTTCCCGGGTGCGGGTGATCAAGGGCCTGCGCTACGAGATCCTCGACCAGAACGGCCAGGTCTCGAAGACGGTCGGTCCCGACGAGATGCTCCACGGCACCTGGATGCGTCCACCCGGCGAGCTGCGCGGCATCAGCCCGCTCGAGAACCTCCGACGCAGCATCGGGTCCGCGGTTGCCGCCGAGGAGTACGCCGGTCGCTACTTCGCCCAGGGCGCGACGCTGTCGTTCGGGGTCGAGGTCCCCTACCCGATGGACCCTGTGAAGCAGAGAGAGTTCAAGGAGAAGCTCAGAGAGGGAATGTCCGGCCGCACGAACCAGCACGTCATTGGCGTGCTGACCGACAACGCCAAGTTCATCACGGGCCTTGCCCCGACACCCGAGCAGGCGCAGATGCTCGACACACGCAAGTGGGGCGTCGAGGACCTGTGCCGGCCGTACGGCGTGCCGCCGGCGATGGCCGGCAGCCAGGAGGCCGGCGCGGCGTCGTTCGCCTCGACCGACACCTACGACCGCTGGTTCAAGGAGCGCGGCGTCCAGCCTCTCGCCTCGCGGCTGGAATCGCAGCACGACCGGCTGCTGTCCGTCCCCGAAGGCGTGGCAGACCCCGGGGCGTCAATGCAGTTCCGGTTCAACCTCGACGCGATCGCCCGGGTGTCGCTGCTCGAGCGGTTCCAGGCGTACAGCGAGGGCGTGCGTGGCGGCGTGCTGAAGCCGAACGAGGCCCGTGCTACCGAGGACAAGCCACCCGTCGAAGGCGGCGACAAGCTCTACATGCAGGCCCAGATGGTCCCGCTGGACCAGCTCGGGGCCGCCCCAGCGGCTCCTGTCCTCCCGGAGCCCGACCCCCAGCGGGCTACCCGGGAGGACACGCTGGACCTGGCGCACACCGCGCTCGACGACGCGACCCGGATGGTTGCCAGCGTCGCGGCGATGGACGCCGGGGAGGCGGCTGCGCAGCGGCACGAGGAGATCATCGCGGCCATCAAGGCGATCCCGGCCCCCGTGGTCAACGTTCCGGAGCCTGTTGTGAACGTTGCCGCTCCGATCGTCAACGTGCCAGCTCCCGTGGTGAACATGCCCGCGCTGGACCTCCAACCAGTCGCCGACACGATCGAGGCGCTGCGCCAGCGTCCGACCATGCGGCGAGTCCTGCGTGACAAGTCCACCGGTCTGATCTCCGGCGTCCTCGAGGAGCCGCTGGCCACGTGATCACGCACGAGGCTCCCGCCGGACCGCTGGTCGGCGAGACCGAATGGCTCGCAGCGCACATCGGCGAATCCGCCGGCGTCGTGCCGGTGGGCGGGATCATCATGTGGTCCGGCACGATCGCCACGATCCCCAGCCCCGAGTGGGAGCTGTGCGATGGCACGGCCAACGCTCCTGGCCCCGACCTCCGTGACAAGTTCGTTGTGGGCGCGACACAGGACGACGCGGGGGCCGCCAAGACCAACATCGAGGGCAGCCTCAAGCAGTCGGCCACGCAGACCGGCGCGAGCATCGCGAACCACGCCGCCCTGTCACACGCCAACGGCGCGGTCGGTAACCACACCGGGCTGACCCACGGTGGGTCGATCGGCGACCACGCGGATCTGACGCATGCCGCGCTGAGTCACCCGGCGATCACGATCACCCACGCCGATCACTCGGTGGCGTCGGCATCACACACCCACGCCTCGGGCGCGGACGTGTCGGTGCCGTCCTACGCAGTGGCCTCGGCGCTCGGCTCGCAGCCCAGCCATTCACATGCCTCTGCGGCCAATGCGTCCGCCCCGTCCGGCTCGTTCGCCTCCACGGCGGGCGTGTCACGAGGACCGTGATGCCGGAGGTACAGGAGCAAGAGGAGCAGTGGGTCCTCGGACTCATCTCAATCGGAGGCGACCGATGAACGAATACGAAGCCCGAAGCTCGGACCTCTGGGAGGAGGTCCG